AATATTCCAATTATCCAGCGGGATTGAGATATTTGGAAAGAATTAAACTTGTCGTTTAGCTCTTTAATCTCGGTGGGCAAGTGGTTAGAAACTTGGCTCTTAATTTGTCCTAGTTCCTTTTTAATCCAGCTAACATCTTTTTGTATCTCAGCTATTTTTACATCTTGATCTCGGTTGTAGTTGTTTTGTTCTGGCATAATTATTTTTGCGGTTGATTTGGTTGTTCGGTTACTTCTGTTATCTTGCCTGTTTGAAAATCAATGTTGTAATTCTTTTTCAACTCACACCCATACTTTGGCAAGATATTGCTTAGGTGAATTCTCTTTTGTGTTTCTAGTGCATCAACAACTAGTCGATAACTTCTAATAAGCTCCTCTCTCTTTAGAAGTTCTAACCGATCTTTCTTGTTCAGTTTTTTATCAAACATAGTTTAATTTTTAATTTTATTTTTCTAATTCCTCGACCCTTTCTATGAGTTGTTTTACTGTCCCAATCAAGAACCCGTTAACCTTCCCTGCGTCATAAAATCCATCCTCGTAGACCCCGTCAGGCATTGTTTTTTCATCCCAGACTTCTCCTTTTACCTTCTTCTCAAGTCCTTTCCCCTTCTTCCCAGAAGATGTCCTCGCTAGATGTGGTTGCGCGATAAAATCTTCTTTCATCTTAATATTTTTCATTAGCTGGATGTCATCGTGGCTCTGAAACGCACCAATCGTTTTGTAGCGAACCAGATTAGCGTATAGCTGATGGAAATAATCAAACGATTGCCCCAAATCAGAAACATCACTATCTGGATTGATCTCTCCCCCATCTTGTAAGACGATATTCCCTTCTGTATAGAGATTGTTGCTTAGATAAAGATACTTCCACCTTGTGTCCGTGCCTCCCAAGCTGTAATAGTCGTCGTCAAATGGATAAAGATCAGCAGACTCCGCAGCCCCGCTCTCGTGCACGCCTAGCAAAGTAGTTCCTCCAGCTTTCAGCAATATCCTGTCGTTGCTCCCAGCATCAATTATGAGGTCAGAACCTGCGGTCCAAGCAGATTGATAGATTGAACCCAGGTTAGTCCCCGAAGAGGAAACCCACCTAAGTTTGTTAGGAGCAGTAGAGTCTCCTGTTCGTCTCATCTCAACTCGGCTTTGACTACTTGTTCCCGTTTGAACTGTTCTTCCCGTAAGCGTTCCAGTAGTTATTTTGTCAGCATCCAAATTAGTAACATTAACATACGAAGCATTCAATGTTCCTGTTACAATGTTGCTAGCAGTTAAAAGGTTAGATTTAATATAGCCTCCCGAAATAACCGTTGTCCCTAGTTTTGCCTTTTCCACCACATCTTCCCAAGCCATATTTCCGAAACTTCCGGAGTCCGTGAGCCAGCTAATTGACTGGGGATTAGAGGAAGTCTTGTCTGCGTCAATCGGAGGCTTAGACCCGGAAAGCCAAGTATAGGGTTGGGCATTAGCGGAGGTTTGGTCTGCGTTAGAGTCTGTACACTTGGCTTCCGTACTTCCTATTGTAAGCGTTTCCCCAATATGAGCATTCTTAATAACAGCGTCTTTAATCTGAGCCGAAAGGGTAATGAATTCTCCGGTTGTCACTAAATCAGAAGTTAAAGCATTTAATCCAATTTGGTCGGCAATAATTGTTCTCGCAACAATATTCTCTCCTCCCCAAAACTGGACGCCACCCATAAAGCCAACCGGAATAAATTGAGCGCCTTTTGATGTGTTAGGATTAGGAACTGCGTATCCTAGAGCTACCCTGTCTTCTCCAATCCCATCAGCGAAAGTAGTTGAAAATTGAAGTTCGGTTGTAGAGATACTCGGACAAAAGTAGCAAATTTCAGTATTAGTAAATTCGTGATCGCTAGCCGAGATATTATAGGTATCTCCGTTACTCATTATAACGTCACCAGCATCCCAAGAAATCTTATGATAATTTACGATTGAAAACTTAACCGTACAGGTAAATCCTTCATTCCCGAAGCTATCCTCTGTTACCGGAGTTGGCTTTGTTGCTTCTTTTACTAAAAAATCCAGCAATCCCCTATCTTGCTGGGTTATCAAATCAACTTTGTAAACAAAATTCAACGGAGTTCTCGGAATAAAAGAAACGGAGTCAATCATAAAATCCTGATTAATCCCCCTTAAAGTAGAGTTAACATTTATCTTCTGTCCGGAAAAAAGCCCAGCTTCATAGGTTTCAAAAGACCCTTTCTTTATGGGGTCTTTATAAGCCGCTAAGATAGCATTAGCTTTTTGAGTAGCTTCGGCAGTAGAAGTAATAGAGTCATCTCTTTCTATCACTTCTCTTTCTCCATAAGTGGCGATAGAAGTAGCATCGCTAACTTGGACTGTTGTGATGTGTCCGCTTGCGACATTAACTCTATTTTTTATTTGCTCGTAGTCATCTTCTATCGTTAATGAGTCTGAAATACAATTTCCGTTGTCATCTGTAATATCAAATGGGGCAGTTATACTCCCCTCAGCAAAGAAATAGATTTTTTTGTCTGGGTCAACATACCAACGATAGCCAGCTCTTTTGGCTAACTCATCTAGGCAATTAGACATTGAAACCATTTCGAAATAAATTGCCTCAATCGTTGTCGGGCAATTTACATTGCTAATATCAAACTCGGTCGCATATTTCCCCTGTAAGTCAGAGATAATCTGGTCAACAGTTTTGCTCTCGTATGTTTCTGAAACTAATTTCCCGTTTAGTAGAACCTTCCAATCTTCACACTCAACCTCATAAACTAGCGTTTTTCCTTCAATCTTAGTTTTGAAATTAATAATTTCTCCCCCGAAGATTTTTGTTGACCCGTCCCATATTTCCACCTTGTCTCCACCGACGGGAACATAACTCCTACTCCCATACTTGCGATAACTGAAGTGGCAACTACCAATGCCAGAATAAAGACTATCCCTAATATCTAGGAAGCTAAAGTCAATGTTGGAACTTCTGTTAATCCCCTCAATGCTTATTGTAATATTCTTTTTTACATCATAGGTTGATGTTTTCTGTATAACTGGCATTTTAAGCTAATCTTATTTCCCTTCTTAACATTTTCCCTAGCATTTCAGCAAACTTTTCTCCAGCTTCTCTGTCCAAATAATTACCCCCCTGAACATAGATATTGATATTTCCGACTCCCCTGCCTCTTGGAATAATAGTTTCCCCTCCGTGAACCATTGCTAATTTAGCCCCGACTCCCGGAACTATTCCTCCTTCTTGAAAGCTAGGAAGCAAATTCTTAAACCAGTTTCCTACTCCTGTAACTGCTCCTCCGACCTTTTCTCCAACCCAGCTAACTCCCTTCTTGACCGTTTCAAAAGCGTTTATGAATGGTTGTATCTTTCTCATTAGCCAATCAATCGCTGAACTAAATATTCTCTTAATTCCTTCCCAAATATTCGCAAAGAAAGTTTTTATCCCTTCCCAATGCTTAATAATTAGTCCCGGAACAGTAGTATTGAAAAATATCATTTTGATAAAATCCCAAGCCCTAATAAAGATTTCTTTAATCTTATCCCAAATCCTTAAAAAGAAAGCTTTAATCGGCTCCCAGTTTTTAACGACCAAAGTTGCTAAGGCGGCAAACCCTACGATTGCCGCGATAACTAATCCGACAGGTCCCATCAACATAGTAAAAGCTCCTCCCAATAATGGCAATGCCGGCAGTATAGCTCCAATTACCATTAAAACAGGACCTAAAGCTGCCGCCAACGCCAACACTACGACAACAATTTTTTGCCCTGTTGGGGATAATTTCTTAAACCACTCTGCTACTTTGGAAAGGAAGGATGAAAGTTTTTCCAAAGCCGGAACGAGCATCTCCGTTAAAATTGTCCCGAGTGGTCTTATAGCAGCTGCGAGATTTTCTTTGGCTTTTGCAAACTCTCTAGCGCTACTCTCTGATTTCTCGTAAGCATCATCTACTGCTCCAGCTGAATTATTTACCTCTCCCAAAACTTCAGAAACCCTCTCCCCCCCATCAGCAAGCAACATATTCGCCGCATCCAACGCATTGCTAGAAGTTACAACATCTTCTATTCCATAATTTGTGCCTTCTAACTTCTCCTTTAATTCTTTCAATGCTCCGACCGCATCTTTTGCCACTGCTTCCTGAAGGTTATCTACCGATCCATAGAGTTCTTTTATAATAGCCTCTGACTCTCCGGTAGGTTTTTGTATTTCCCTTAACATCATTGCCAAAGCTCTTCCTCCTCTTTGCGTATCTCCCATTCTTTCTGATACGACTCCGAGCATCGCCGCTAATTCCTTCTGGCTCATTCCAAGGTTAGCAGCTGTTGGAGCTCCTCTAGAGAAAGCTCCTGCCATATCTTCAACAGTAACCTGTGTACTTTGGGCGGCTCTTACAATATCATCTAAAATAGCTCCCGCACTTCCTGCGCTCTCTCCAAACAAGTCATAGGCAGTCGTGGTTACATCAACTAACCTCTCGTTTTCCCCAAATCCTGCCGCTGCCGCCTTAGTAGTTTTTTCCACCAACTCCTGCGACTCTCCCAAGTTTAAACTACCGCTAACTGCCTTTTGCATCGCAAAAAATACACTATCTGTTGACTCCCCCGTACTTTTAGCCATATCTTCCACCCCATCCGCTAACTTCTTTACCTCATCTGCCGTGAGATTAGCAGTTGCTCCTACCTGTTTCGCAGCATTCTCAAAATCAGCAGCAGACTTTATGCTTGCTACTCCAGCCCCGACTAGTGGCAATGTTAACCCCATCGTTAATCCCTTTCCAGCGCTTTCCATTTTTGCTCCCGTTGCGGCTAGATTATCTCCTGTATTCTTGAGAGTTTTAGACGCATTATCAACAGCGTTGATGATTATCGATAAAGAAGTAGTTCCTCCAATCATCTTTTTTGTTGTTTATTAAACTCCACAGCTAAATCTTGGACAAAGCTCCACCTTTGTCGGTTGTATTCTTCTTCAGTCCACCCCATCAAAGAACAGAGCTTTGTCCTTGTTTCTCTTAATTCAGACTTTTTTTTTATCTTTGCCAAAAGAAGTTGAGTTAATCAATTCTGCTACATCTGTAATCTCTAATTTCTTAATGTTTTCTAGGGTAACAGGCAACTCCTTCCCCTCAGAATTTGTCAGGTTCCAGCTAGTTATCATTCTGCTTAAAGCTCTCAATGTTCTATCGACATCGTTTGTAGCTGTATCCCCATAGACAAATTCCATATCTCCTGCCAAAAGCCCATCTTGAATTGTCACCTCCCCTCCCTCTACAGAAGGAATTGGTAGTTTAAGAGATTTTCTGTTGTCTTTTAATTCCGGCATAATCTTTGTTGTTTATGTGTGGTCATAGTCTTCAACTTCATTTACCACATTAATCTCTATTGCCTGTGAAGTTGTCGAATCGTAATGAACCTTGATTTCTACTCCTTCTGTTACGATATCATCAAGCGGTCTGTCCGGAGTCCACCCCTCAAAGCTAACCTTCGGAAAATCAATAGTAATTTTCGGATGCTGGCTTGGGTTTGGCCCAATTTGAATGTCAGTTCTCTCCATTTCAATTCTCATTGCCTTATATTCTCCTCCAGTGTAAAGTTCTCTCTCACTCTTGTAGTAGAAACTCATCAATGCCCCTTCCAAGTCGTCGTTAGCATCTGTATCAACAGTTCCGTCAGCAACGCTTGAGATTATATGGATGTGATAATCTCCCGCAGTCCATTCCCAAGGAAGAATAGCGGTATTGTATCCTTCCGCGACATCTGCGTTCTTAATAGTTTCTGAAGCTACTAAAGCATTAGCATTATCATCGTGAACCAAAATAGTCCAGTCCCCTGTTCCTTTTGCCAAAACCTTAAACACCACCTTTGTCTGATATCTCTCGGTTGGAGTAAAAGATTGTTTGTGAGTAGCAGTTTCTACAATGCTTGTCCCTACAGGATAGGGAGTTACCGCCCCAGTTCCTCCGATTGTCTGGTCTAGGTTGTCGATAAAATCAGCTTTTAGTGTTGCCTTTAAGCTCTGTAGAAGAGCCAAAACATTGCCCGGATTTAATTCTCCGATATTTTGATTAACTCTCGCCCCGTTATCACCCGAAAAACTAAACTCTTTCAGGCTCAAAGCGGCGGCAGTAGGCAAGTCTGCGACATCATCAGCGAATTTTACTACTACATCTTGGTGTCGGAAGATATAATCGGTTGAGCCAAATGATACATTAAACGGAGTACCTGCCTTTTCTTGCTCTTCTGAAGCCAAAAATTCCACCGTAGCATTTACTAAGTCATCAACAGGAGTTCTTATCTCCAAACTCTTTACTAAAGCCAATCCGTATTCGTAATCTTGTGAATTAGGTTGCGACAATCCTAGACTTAGCGAAGGATGCTCTGGGTCTTGTGGCAAAACCTCAAACTTGTGATTCCAAACCGCATCTGCTTCTACAACAGTAGAAGTTTCTTTTCCTAGCCAACTTTTTAACAGATAGCCGATTGACCCAACTCTAACATTAAACTCTAAATCTCCTTCGGCTCTCTTTTGAACTATCTCTGACCCTTGTGTATCAATTCCGCTTGCTCTAGTTTCTTTTATTTCAACCTTTTCTACAACAGGCACTACTCCCGTTGGAGTTCTGCCCGGTATCCAAGTCTGAGGAGTTACAATAGTTCCTCTTGCCGCCGGATTTTCCATTCCGACCCCTATGTTTATATCTTCGCCTCTCGTGTAAGACATATTTATTCTTGCGTGTTAATTTTCTTTTCTGCTTCAGCGAGATTTCTCGCTTTTACAGACCGACCTTTCAGCGGAAAGTTCCAAACTGGTAGTTGCTTTTCTGAAACCTTCTTTTTCTTTTTGGGCAACTCCCGTTGAACCTCCTGCTTCTTCTCTTCTTCCTCAAAGACTTTTTCCTTTGTCTCTTTTTTAGGAGAAAATTCCGAAACTGACCTTTTAGTTGCTTCTGCCATAACTAAATTAATATCATTAACAAAATAAGCAGCACGATGAAAATCCCCCCGACTACGAGGACTCCTCTTGCTGTATCTTTTTTTAATTCTTTATAACTATTCATCTTAATCTTTTTAATTGCTTATTCTTTAGACCTTTTAAGTTGTTTCTATAATGACATCTGCTGTTAAAGTTATTGTGGCCATTCTTGCCTCCCCTCCTGTTACATCAACCCAATCCCAAATTGAGGGAGTAGGGCGAATATGTAAAAGCCCATCAGCTGACAAAGCATCTTTCTTATCAAACAATTCTATCAATTCATCAATCGCGTTTCCCAAAAGTTTTTCTATATCGGTTTGATTCCCCTTCTCTACCTCCTTAATAACATAAACCCTAAAAACGAATGTTCTATGTCGTCCTCCAGCTGTATTTTGATAACTACTCTCTAGCGACTCAGGCATAACTATCACTGCCGGCGTTTTAGTCACATCGGCATAAGAAAAATATGCCTCTCCGATGTATTCAATCGTTCCATCGGCGATTTTCTCATTTATCTTGTCAATTATCGCCTGCCTAAGAGTTGTAAATCCTGTCATTTTGCTAAATGCTTAACCACATTACTTATTGCCTTCTGAAAAGATAACTGGACTTGACCTTCGGAACGAGATGCTCCACGCTTCATAAACGGATTTGCCTTTGTCCCCGGATGTTGAACTGACTTTACGGGGTGGTCTGCCCCCTTCCAATAAAGAGCTTCCTTGTTCACCGGTCTAATAATATGGGCAGAAGTCCCTTCGTGAATATAGACCCCATAATCTACGGTTGACTCAACAGTTCCCCTAAAAGGAGAAATACGACTCTGTATTCCACTTCTTAATCTTCCCGTTTTAACTGGAGCTTCTATCTTGGCATTTCTGTTTACTAATGCCACCGACAAAGCAATAGCTTTCTGAATTTGATTTTTAACAACCTCTGGAGCTATCTTGAAAGCCGCATTCAGTTTATCTAACCCCTCTATTTTAATAGAAATTGCTTCAGGCATTATGTTTTGCGTTGTTCTATAAGAACTTCAAGATGGTCGACCCCCCTACTTCCTTCGTATTTCTTAATTCCTCTAACCTCATACTCTATTCCGTCAATAACTACCCGATCCGTTTCTCCAATATCTGCTCCTACCTCCGTATAGAGATTATGTGCTTTCCCCATTATCCCTTGCGCTTGGGCTAACTGGTTCATTTCAGCACTCAAAGGCAAAAGCATCCCAGAAATTGTCCCGACCTCCTGCCAGCTTTCAATATTCGGATTTGCCACTTCTGCTGTCAGTCTCTGAATTGTCGCTGTTTTATTTATTCTCATTAGCCAACAACTACTTTCCGATAATTCCTTATTATTTCCTTAGCCCTTTCTAAATCCTGCCACGAGGTTTGTTCTTTATAGGCAACCTTGTAGCTCCCTATACTTTCACTTTTAATTTCCCCCTCCATTTCTCCGGAAAAGTTAATAATTCCTGCCACCAAAACAGTAGTCGCAAACCCAATATCGTCGGGGCATCCTTCAGAGTATCCCCACTTAGCCTCTACCACAACATTTTGCTCGTCTTCCGTAAAGACAAGCCCGGAGTCACTTTTCAATTTTATTCTTGTTTTGGGAGTTCCATCTGCTGGATAGAGTAAATAATCGTCAACATCAACTGCTGTCCCGTCTATTGTTAGATTTTCAATTTCTATACACTCATCAATAAAAAGATTTAGTCCTCCGTTCCCGTCATAAGTTTTTTCGCTTGCCACTTCATCGGCAATAAAAACCCGACCCGTTTCCCGTTCGATGTATTTTTCTATTCTCGCGATCCAGTCACTAACCTGGGGGCGAAAATAATCCTCAATCGTGTGTAATAAATAATTCTGTATCTGCGAAATGTCTGTATATCCACGAGGAGTTAACATAATAATTTTTGTTAATTGATTTTAGCACTCAATTCCCCAAAAGTCAATTATCTAGGGAATGGAATATAAGGGCTATCCATTGAAATATAAGGGCTATCCATTGGGATATAAGGATACCCTCCACCGACTTGATACCTAAGTTCTTTGTCTATCTTGTTACCAGTAATCACATAATATCCCAACGATTCGGCTAATAATTCTTCAGATACAATTTTATAGCAAAGCGACTTCTGTATTGCCGAAGGAACAGTTAGTACCTGATATTCAAGCACCTTCTCGACCATCTCCGGCACAACTACAACACAATATTTTAATGATTTAGCAATAGCCTGCTCTGATGCTATCCCATAGCAAAGGTCTTTGCTTATCTCCGTTGTAGTAAGAACATCATAAGTCAGTCCCTTCGTAATCTTCGTTAGCGTTATTACACAATACCTCAAAGACTCAGTCAATTCCCCCTGCGTTAAGACCCCATGCCTCAAACTCTTAGTCTTAGCCGAAGGAGTAACGATAACCGTATATTTCAAACTTTTTGTTATTGCTATTGCTGGGACAACTGCGTATCTCAACAATTTTTCAACCCCAACCTTCCTCCTTAAGGCATATCCTAAAGTTTTCGTTATCTCCGCCGGCGTAGTTCTGATTGCATAGACAACCCCTTTCGTCATTCCTACGGGAGTGATTTTTGTCGCATACTTCAAAGATTTTTGAATTGCCCCTGCCGCGCTCTTAACCGCATATTTTAGGGGCTTGGTAATTGCCGAAGGAATTGTCAATATCTGGTATTCCAAAGACTTCTCAATCTCCGTCCCCACCAACGCCCTGTAGCCAAGCGATTTTTGGATAGCGAACTCTCCCAGATAGATGTTGTATCCCAGCGACTTAGTTATCTTCTCGGGAGTAACAATAATTGTATATTTTAGTCCCCTCTGCTTTGCCGGTGGGGTGTTTTTAACGCAATATTTTAAGCTTTTGTCAACTGCTATGCTCGGAAGTGCCTTATAAGTTAATTCCTTCGTCAATTTAATCACTTTCCGAATGGCATATTGTAACGACTTCTGTATTTTAGTTGCTCCCAAAAAAACGCTGTAACTCAATGTCTTTTCTATTCCGGTAGGCGTTGTTTCTACCGTATATTTTAAAGACTTCTCAACTTTAGTCTCAGTTTTAGCTGTATATCCTAGAGATAATTGGACCGATGTTCCAGCTACTACTTTATAGACAAGTTCCTTCTGTACTTTCTTCTTCCCTAAATAAACACTATAAGTTAAATCCTTTTGAATTCCTGCCGAACTTTTAGTCGTATATTTCAACGACTTTGCTATTGAGACTGCGGGAACAGCTTTATAAGTTAAACTCTTAGTCTGTGCTGAAGGAGTAGTCAATACGCGATAAGACAACTGCTTCGAAAGTTTAAACACTCCAAAAGACAACCAATATTTTAGTTGCTTCTGTATCTTCGTGCCGGTTGTTGTCTTGTAAGCAAGCTCCTTTTGGGTTGCCGATGGAGTCACCTTAATTAAATACCCCAAAGACTTGTCAACCTTGTTGCCTATAACAGCTGTATACCCTAGACTCTTTTGAATAACACTCGGAGCAAGCAAGATACGATATTCAAGTCCCTCTTCTAACTTAGGTGGCGTAGTTTCTACCGCATATTTCAAACTCTTATTGACTGCCACCGAAGGCAAAACCTTATAGATTAACCCCTTTTCTATTTTGATGCTCGGGCTTGTCTTATATGTTAAATCTTTTGTCTTTGCCGATGGCGCAGTAATAACACAATAACCCAGCTCCTTCTCTGTTTTAGCTGGAATAGTTAGAATTGTATACTCTAATTCTTTTTCCAGCTTCTGAACCGTAACCACATCGT